GCAGCGGAACGCGCGGTCACTCCCCTATGACTCCCCTCACCCCCTGCCGGCGGCCATCCCCCCGGCCCCCCGCTACCGGGACGACTGGTAACCGGGAGAACGCCGGGATCGCTATACAACAGAAGACCGAACATCTTATACCGAAAAAAGCCCGAATGGGCAGGAGGGGGGTGACAGTGGCTCGTCCGTCAGCCATCGTGGCTGCCATGAAGGCGATTCCCGGAGGGGCGAGATATACGCCAGCTCCCCAGTCTTCAGGTATGGGGCGGATCTCCCCCGTCCAGGCTGAGATGTACTACCAGAACTCGCATGCCAACGCCTACGGTCCCTTCCTGCCGAGAGATTCCAGGACGTTCACTGACGGGGCCTTCGGCCCGTTCTCCCCCATCCAGCCGGTACCGGTAGATGAGGCACCTCCCGGCGGGCTATTCCCTGACCCGAGATGGTGGGAATACCGGGTAGGGTGGAACTTGCCGACCCCGCCTGGTACCGAGGGCCTGAAGCTGGCCAGTTTCCAGCAGCTGAAAGTACTTTCTGAGAGATATTCCGTTGCCCGGCAGTGCATAGAACTCCGGAAGAACGAGATTCTCGGGCTGGAGTGGGAGATCACCCTCACCACGGATGCTGCGAAGGCGTACCAGGGTGACCGGAAGGCTATGCGCGACTTCGGGGAGCGCAAAGCAGAAGTCACCAGGTTTTTCAGGCACCCTGACCCGGATTACTGGTCGTTCAGCACGTTCCTGGATGCGGTCCTTGAGGAAATCTTCGTCTATGATGCACTTGCGGTGGTATTCCGCCCCAAATACGGGGCATCTTTCGGGATGGGCGGGCGCGGGCTCCTGGGTAGTGACCTGGACAGCATCAACCTGGTCAGCGGTCCCTCGGTTCGTCCCCTGATCGACATGCACGGCGGACGCCCCCGCCCCCCCGCTCCGGCTTATCAGCAGTATCTCTACGGGGTACCTCGTAGCGATTACATGACAATCGCGACAGGGAAGGATATCGAGGACTACGGGCTCGCGGGCGCAGAGGTCAACGAGTTCCGTTCCGACGTGATGCTGTATGCCCCGACCGTGACGCGACGGGAGACCCCTTACGGCTTCCCGGCCGTGGAAAGGGCATTGCTGCCGATCATCTCCGGGCTTCAGAAGCAGGAATTCCAGCTCGATTTCTTCACTGAGGGATCTGTCCCGGCGGTATATATCTCCCCTGGCGACACTAATATAACGCCCACCCAGATCTCGGAACTGCAGAGCGCGCTGAACGCCCTTGCGGGGGATCCGGCGTACCACCTGAAGGTAGTCGTCCTCCCTCCGGGGTCAAAGGTTGAACCGCAGCGCCCCGTGGACCTGTCCGATAGCTTCGACTACCTGGTGATGAACCAGGTGGCGATGGCGTTCGACATCCAGCCGCAGGAACTGGGCATCATCCCGGATATCGGGGCTACCTCAACAGGACCGTCCGCGTCCGCGGTCAGGTTCGCCGGACAGGAGGGACGGGACCTGAAATCCCGCAAGTCCACGAAGCCATTGCTGTCGTTCCTCTGCGATATCTTCAACTACGCCATCCAGGATATCTGCCAGCAGCCGGACATGCAGTTCACCTTCGAGGGACTGGTGGACGACGAGGACAAGGCGAAGATCACCGAGCTGGGCGTGGAGCAGGTGCAGAACGGGATCGCCTCCATTGACGAGGTGAGAGAGCGCCTGGACCTGCCCCCGTGGGGCCTGCAGGAGACCAGCGAGCCGGTCGTGTTCACCGCGCAGGGACCTGTCCCGTTCTCCATGGCACCCCAGCTGATCATGATGGCAGCCCAGGGGAAGACGAGCGCCAGCGGCCAGGGGACGAATTCAGGGCAGAACTCGAAAACGCGCCCCAGCCAGCCGGCGGTGCGCGCAGGAGGGCAGACGAAGCCGAACGGGAGTCATAATGCTCCCCTCGCCCCGCACCGGGAGGCTCCCGCCACCCCGGGTCATGCCGCGGCGGCAGGGGCGGTCCAGTCCCCCACCCCCCGTACGGGCGGCACGACCAGCCGTAACTCCGTTGCCGGCAGCAGGAAGAAGGCGGCGACAGCGGAACTGGAAGCCCTCAAGCGCCATCTCCGCAAGGGCAGGGAAATCACCTCCTGGGATCCGGTGAACATCACCAACGGGACGCTCTCGGGGATCGCGGAGGATATCGCTAAAGGTGTCCTGCTGGACACTGCTATCAGCCGGGCTCTTGACATGACCGGGGATATCCTCATCCAGTCTCCCTTTTACGAGGATGTAGTCAAGGCAGAGCGCCAGTTTCCCGGATGGGAACAGGATCTGGGGCTAGCCGGCAGGTACAAGGAAGAGATCAGCCAGGCTTTCCAGGACGCCGGCATGAAAGGCAGCCAGCTCCGCAAGGATGCCGCCACGGGGAAGATGTGGGTGTCCGCAGGCACTCTCCACGGGCTGATCTCCGATGCCACCATAGGGGTGTTCGGCGACGTCATGGTCCCGATGTGGCGGAAAGCCTGGAACCTCGGTTACGAAGGTGCGAGCGAACTCCTGGGAAAATCCCCCGGGAATACTGACGATCAGGTCCAGGGTTTCATCGACACTGAAGGGGCTCACTGGCTCGATCAGGTATCACGGACCGGACTGGGCAACTCTAAGGCTCGTTCAGAAATCATCGCCAGGACTGAGGTCGCTCGTGCGATGAATGCCGGGGCGATGCAATGCTACCGGGATTCCGGGGTTGCCTATAAGCATCTCGGGGTAGCGCCGGATGAACGTTCCTGTGAAATCTGCAAGGATTCAGAAGATGACGGGATAATCCCCCTGGATGCCCCTTTCTCTCATGGCGGGATTACTGGTTTCTGTCATGTCCAGTGCAGGTGCGTGCCCCTTCCCGACGGAATTGACGTGGAACCGCCGCTTGCTCATATCGGCAAGCGCTTCATGACTGCAGACGAGGCGCGGCAGTATTTCCGCGATTCGCTCAAGGATAATGCTCCTGAGGATGAGTCCAGGGTTGCGTGGCTGCTTATCCGGGCGAGAGATGATGACGGGAAGTGGCGCTACCTGCTCCAGCAGCGCGATGACGGGACCTGGGGAATGCCCGGAGGGACCACCCATATCGGCGAGGACGGGTTTCATGCCGCCTTCCGGGAGGCCACCGAGGAGATCGGCGATCTCCCGTCACTGAACGTGGTGCGCAACTTCAATCACACTGACCCTGACGGCAGGCAGGCGTACCTCTACCTGTGCGAGGCGGGGAGTATTTTCACCCCGCAGATGAACGGGTCCACCCCGCAGGAGACAGCGGGAACCGGGTGGTTTAAGCGCAAGGAAATCAGTGACCTGGACCTGACGGATAAATTCAGGGACGACTGGGAGAACGAGGTTCACCTGGAGCAGGCGCTCAAGATGATCTCCCCCGGCCTTTCCGGGGAGATTCTCGTTGATCCCGCGCAGAACGGGGGCGGCGGGGCACGGTGGCCGTACCCGCACCGGGCGGACGGGACGGAGGAGCCCTGGCCTGACGCAGGCCCCGGTGCTGTCCCTGATGAGCATGGCTCTGCAGGAGGGGAACCCCCGCATGACGGCAACTTCGCGGACAGGGTGAATGCCAGAGGTGTCCCTGATGGCGGTAAGGATGATGAATTTCCCCGGAGGCGGATCCGGAACAAGCCCGCCAGCAGGTTCCCTGACAGTGACCCGGGAGAAGGGGGAATGCATCCTTCCGGCGGGATCGGCTCCGGCCAGTCTCCTGCTACGGGAATCCCCTCGGGAAAGCAGGAGACCCCCCATCCCGTAGCCGGGTCAGTCCCGGCGAAGACCCCGAAGCCCTACAGGCCGCACCCGGAAGCCCCTGTAGCCTTTGACCCGGCTGAGACGGTGGAAGTACTCACCCCCGAGGGAAATGCCGTCTATGACCTTCCCGGGGCTCATAAGGGCGCATCTGACATCAGTGACCCGAACCCGGTGGAATATGAGCACGTCCTCAACATGATGCGCTCCAATTTCCCCGAGCCGGCGATTGACTGGGTGAAGAGGGCATCATGGATCGGTCCGGTGGATATCCCCTGGGATCGCATTAATGATTCGAGCATCGATTCCTGGGCGGCTTCCCATCAGTCAGCTAAGGTTAATGAGTTTGCCCGCAGGCTGAGGGCTGACCGGAACAGCGTTCATCCTTCCGTTGTCATCCAGGGGCACAACGGGGACAAGGTGGACATCATCGACGGTCACCATAGGGCGCTGGCGCATAAGAGGCTAGATCAGCCGGTGAGAGCATATGTCGGTACGGTAAGAAATCCGAAGGACGTGAAGGCTGCCCTGGAGACACACGCGATGCAGTTTAATTCCGGAGCGAGTCCGGGGAACGAATGAGGTCATAAATGATTGTTCTCGGCATTATCCTGCTCATCCTCGGGTTCCTCACCGGGATAGCGATCCTCTGGACACTCGGGGTCATCCTGCTCATTATCGGCGCGGTCCTGTGGATCCTGGGGAGCACCGGTCACATGGTCAGGGGCCGCCGGCATTACTGGTAAGGAGAACCCGCATGTTCCGCCAGGATGCCAGAATCCTGTCCGCTATCGAAGAGCTTAAAAACCAGCTCACCCAGATCCAGGCAACACTAAAGGAGATTACCATGTCCCAGGCAGATATCCTCACCGATGTCCAGGCAATCGCTGCCGTCCTCACCGACGTGCAGGGGGACGCCGCCGCGCTCGTCACCGACGTCACCGCCATCGCCGCGCAGCTTGCCGCCGGGCAGCCGGTTGACACTTCCGCCCTCGACGCGCTTGTCACCACGGCGCAGGGCGTCCAGGCCGCTATGGATACCGCAGTCGCCAGCGTCACCGCGCTGGCCACGCCTAATCCTGCACCTGCCGCATAAGCAGCCTAGCGCAAGGGGGGGTGCGGTGAAATCCGCGAGGACTCCCGGGCTTGCCTCCGCTCACGCCCCGATAGGGCATGAGGGCGTCTGGCATTCAAAGCATCCCCCCTTGCAATTGCCGGCATATATCCAGAATATCCGGAATGCCCTCATGCGCGACGGGCACGACGAGGAATCAGCTCACGCCCTCGCGGTGGCGGCAGTGGAAAGATGGGCAAGCGGCGCCGGGAATGTTCACCCGGAGGTAAG